CTGATGAGTGGTCCAAAGCAATATTACTACCACTAGACGATTTTGTCTACAGGAAATAAATGATAAACATCAAAGAATTCCAATCAGCAGTACACAAGTACGACCTAGAGAGGCCTAACCTATATGCCGTAGTGATTCCACTACCAGGCTCAGCAAGTTCTCCTGCTCCTATCAAAACCAACTTTGCTCAGGCTTATGCTCAAACAGAGAATGGAAGATTACTGACAATGTTCTGCAGATCTACTAACTTACCAGGTGTTAATCTTGGAACAGTAGATGCAAAGAGATATAGTGTTGGACCAACACACAAGATGCCTGTTGGAGCTGCGTTCTCCGATGTTACAATGACTTTTTTGAGTGATGCTAGTGGTATCACATATAATATGTTCTATAACTGGATCAACAGTATCATTCCTTTCTCCGATGGAAAGAATACTCCAGGTGTAGGTAGAAACTTTCAGTTGGAATTTAAAGAGAATTACCAAACTGATATAGGCATTAAAGTATACAGAGGTGCACCAGGTAAGTTTGCAGGTTCTGGTCTAATGCAAACGGCAGCTTCAGTAATTTCTGCTGCAGCAGGTGTTCCGTTTATCGGCTCGCTATTAGGAGGGATGTCTGCACCTCAGTATCCACTAGTGCTTGCTAAAGAAGTAAAGTTATTTAAAGCATATCCAACAAGCATAAGTGACCTATCACTTTCACATGCTTCTGGAGATAGCGTACAAGAATTTACAGTTTCATTTACATTCTTCAATTGGGAATTGAAACGTGAAGCAACTGCTACTGGATCTACTGGTGGTGGAAGTTTATTAGGATCTGTTGCATCATTCGCCAACTTTTTATAATTATTAGGAGTTATTATGGCTTTACCAAAATTAACACATCCCGTGTTTGAGTTGATTGTTCCATCGACAAAAGAAAAGGTCATGTTTAGACCATTTCTAGTCAAAGAAGAAAAACTATTGCTGATGGCTAAGCAAAGTGAAGAACAAGCTGATATCTTTAACGTACTAAAGCAAATCATTACAAACTGCGATGTTGAGTCTGTTCTCAATGCTGGCACTCTAGCATCCTTTGATGTAGAGTATTTGTTTTTAAAGTTAAGAGCAAAATCAATCAACAACATAATTGAACTGGCGTATGTGGATTATGAGGATGAGGAAACCTATAAGTTTTCTGTCGATGTAGATGAAGTTGAGATGATATACAATGACAATCATTCAAATGTGATCAAGATGTCTAAGACGTCAGGAATAGTTATGAAGTATCCAAGTGTGACGTTAATGTCAGAGATAATGGAAAAAGAAGATGTGCCTGATATTTTATTTCATATGATCAAAGGGTGCATGGAACAGTATTACGAAGATGATAGCATAACATACTTCAAGGATTGTAAGCCAGAAGAAATTAATGAGTTTGTTGATAATCTACCTACGGCTATGATCAAAGAATTTGAAAACTTCTTTGAGACAATGCCTAGACTATATCACAAGCTAGAGTATACAAATAAACAAGGAACTGAACGAGTTATTGAGTTAAAGACCCTTGAAGATTTTTTTACGTTGCGCTGAGTCACAACACACTGGAGAACTACTATACAGTGATGTTTGTTTTGGCTCAGCATCATCATTATTCAATTACAGAAGTAGAAAACATGATTGTCTTTGAAAGAGACATCTTCATGCAGATGTTAGCAGATCATATAAAGAGACAAGAGGAAATGTACAAAAATGGCGGTTGATCCAAATAGACAAACATTGATGCAGCAGCTGGGAGAGATGCGTAGCGCACGCATGCAACAGATGCGTATTGGTGGTCAGCAATCTCAGATGATGGGTAGGCAGGTCGCCATGACTGCCAACATCAATAATACTATGCAGCAGCACACAAGACAGCTGAACACTCTTAATACCACTATGTCTAGTGGCTTTAGAAACTTATCTAGCTCTTTTGCAAGCTCGATGCGCGGATTAACATCTGCGGTCAGTAGAGGTGCTGTTGGTGCTACAAGTGCTGCTGGTGGTGCTGCTGCCGGTGTTGGTAGGGTATCTGCTAGTGCAGTATCCGGAGTTACTTCGGGTGTTGTATCAGCATTGAGTCTAGCGCTACCAACAGCCATTGCAGGTGTTATTGGTAAGTCTCTAATATGGGATAACATCGATGATAGCACCAAAAAGGAGATGGGTGAAAATATCGGTGGTATCTTTAAGAATGTTTTTGGAGATTCACTTTCACCAGTGACAAAAGAGTTAAAGGTCATGACGATGACCTTGGCCGATACACTAGAATCACTTGGTGATAGAATTGGATCAGTAGTATCAGGTATCAAAGGTAAGATGCCTGCCCTCAAAGAGGGCGCCAGAGAAACAGCATCAAATGTATCAAACAGGGTATCCAATGCTGCACAAGAAGCTACACAGAAATTACCTCGAGGAGTTCAGGTAGCAGGGTTGATGACTAGAGATGTAAAGGATGTAGCGGTAAAAGGTTATGAAATAGCAAAAGCTAGCGAAACACCTGAGATGGAGTCTGTGAAGACAGGAGCTGCTGTTGTTGGGACCGTGGCTGCAGGAAAAAAGCTTGGTGGGATTGCAAAAGAGAGTCTCAAAATAGCAGAGAGTGCTGAAAAGGCTGTGGGGTTCAAAGGATCCATTAATCAACAAGCAATGGCTCTTCTAAAAAAAGATGGATCTAAAGTAACTAAACTATCGTTATTGACTGCAAGGATGATTGCAAGAATAACAGTAGCCGGTGGTGCTGTCGCTGCTAAAGTACTTAGTGCTGTAGTTAAATTTAAACTTGACCGTGCAGCATCTGTAATAGGTGTTATCATTCAGGTTGTGGGATTGTGGTATACGATTCGCGAAATCGAGTCCATGGTGGCAGATAAAACAATCACACCCGAAGAAGGTAAAGAGCTAGCAGACTTTGCAAAGAAACAGGCAGCTTATTCTGGTGCAGGTTCTTTCGTAGTAGGTGGTCTTGCAGCAGCTGCTGGAGCTGGTGCACTTTCTATACCACTGGGTATCGGGGGTTCCATAGGCGGTAGTATGCTTGGAAGCTATGTAGCAGAAAAGACTACAAAGTTCTCAGCAGGGCTGACATCAGAGATACCAGAAGCTAAACAAGAGTCAGGAATGAATCTATCTTCCCAACTCGTCAATCTAAAAGAAAAAAAAGGTAAGAAGAATCAAGCATCGACTATATCCAAACCATCAGCAGGAGCAACTACTAGTGCTAAGGATGAAAAAGGTGAGAATGGCAGTGCTCAGAAAGCTATGGAATTCTTTATGTCCAAAGGATGGACGAGAGAGCAAGCTGCTGGTATTGTTGGTAATCTGAAGACAGAATCATCTACATTCAGTACTACTGAAAAAGGCGATGGTGGCAAGGCTGTTGGTATTGCTCAATGGCATCCGGACCGTCAGGCAAGGTTCAAGGCAATATTCAAAAAAGATATAAGGGATGCTAGCTTTGAAGAACAATTGGTGTTTGTTGATTACGAATTAAATAATCAAGAAAAAATCGCAGGTGATAAACTTAGAGGGGCCAAATCTGCTGATGAAGCTGCCCTTATAGTTGACGAGTACTACGAGCGTTCAAGAGGCACTGGCAAGGGTAAAGGTGGAGAAGCAGTTAAAAAGAGACAACAGTATGCGATGGCTTTAGTAGGTGGCGACGCGCAAAGTACAATGATGGCTAGTACCGGTGCTGGAGCTGGTGAAACATCTGCAAGTATGCCAACCGATCAAGTATCAGCTGCGCAGAAACCAACAGCCGGCATGTCCGTTAAACAAAAGATGGACTACTATAGAGACCAACTTGGTGGTGATCAGGCAAATAAACCAGCTGAAGGTAAGGGTGAAGCGCAACAGAAGCCATCTGGTCCTTTTAGCGGCTTTGCTTCACTGATTGGTGGTGGTAGCTTTGAGAGTATGAAGAATGAGCTACTAGCTGGTTTAGATTCCGATATGGGAAGAAAAGCTGAGGGAGCTCAAGGTGGTAATACCATCATCAACAATAACGGTGGTGATACTAATGTCACTTCTAGTGGTGGTGGAGGTGGGTCTGCTCCAATATACAATCCTATAGCACCTGCAGCAAGCTATCAATCACAATTTACTTCAATAGCTGGTATTCAACGTACAGCATAAGAAAAAGGGGCCTAGGCCCCTTTCTTTTTAGTCATCCAAAAGTTCTTTGAACTTAGCTAAGTCATCATCCTCATCACCATCCCATGGTGCAGCTGCTTGTTTCTTTGCAGCAGGTTTAGATTCCTTTTGCTTAGGTGCTGTCTCAAACTCTTCTTCATCCTCACTCAAATCAGTCAAAGATGCGTTACGAACTTGCTTAGGTGTACCACCATCTAAACCAAGTACACGATAGAGCTTTTGTTTCAACTCGTCGTATGATTTAAAGTGCTCGTCAGCTAAGAACGCTTGTAGAGAATGTTGCTGCTTCCAGATCTTTTCTAACTCTTCATCATCATCTAATAATGGAGCTGGAGCTTCGAACTCGGACTTATCGTAGTTACGATAGCCTTCTACATTACGAATCTTCAACTTGAAGTTAGCACCTGCCCAGAAGTCAAATGGATTGATTGGCTCTTCGTCCTCGAACTCAGGATTCATAGCAGCATTCAACTTATCAAAGATCTTCTTGCCGTACTTGAACAAG